CTTTACGCATTTTACGGACTTCATCCTCAAATTCTAGACCCATAGAACGATATAGGGTATGTAAAGAGGCTCTCTTGGCTGGGCCGTCGCCCTGAGTAAGAGTAACTAAGCTGTTGATATAATCGCCTGCGTCAAACAAGCTCATGTGGTTCCAATCTACTTCTGGAACAATCAATTGTTTCTCGCCGCCCGAGTAATCGTAGAACCCTTGAATCTTAGAGATTGGTGCGAAAATCTTTCTTTTAAGCCACGTGCTCATCATGTTACGGAATTGCATGTAACGTTGCCTTAGAACGTCCAAAGCCACACCGCCGTTCGCATAAGTAGTATCAGCACCCCCGTCCATAAGAACAGGTGGAACTTGTAAGCCAACATAAATTTCTTTAATGATCTGAGTAATGTCACCAGAAATATCATAGATACCCTGACCGTATCCTACGCGCTCAACAGCGATACCAGCGTGAGTAAAGATCTTGAAATCCTTATCATATTGAGCTTCTTCAAATACATTTCTCCATGCATCTAAGTCAGCAAAAGTTGGATGCAATCCATCAGGACCATCGGTACCAATCTTAACTAAAGTTAATGGATTAATCATATTATCAGCTTGTGCATACTTGGATTCACGAAGCTTGTCAAATAACATTAATTGACGGAAAATACAGACTGGAAGACCAGTTCCTCTGATTTCGTAAGGGCTGATTCTACGAGCCAAATGCGATACATGGAAATTATCCAATGGAATATTTTCACCGCGCTTGACAGAGTCAATGATGTGATTATTAAGTTGTTTACGTTGCTCGATATCGGTTGGACGATTAGAGAAGATAATCTTCTTTAGGTTCTCGTCAGGACGCAACATGATGATTGGTTCATTAGCAACAACAGTACGCTTAACAATCATGTAGTCTGGATTTTGAATAAGTAGACGACTCCACTTACCACGGCTTTCATCAAGCTCAGCGTAAACGAAAGACTCACCAAGTAGCCAATATTCCTGCGCAATTTGAACGCAAATATTCATTAAATCAATTTCTTCAATCATATCGTTGAAGAATTTTTCAATGTCTTTATTAGGGCACTTGATATTTAGTTTGCTAATTGGATAAGTGCTATGTAAATTAATTGCATTATGAACGAAAGGGTTCAAAGCATAAAAGCTACGACACCAGGCATTGATGGTAGCTCTATCACGTGGAAGATTTAGATTGGAATTTAACCAAAGAGGAGAATAGACTTCTGGGGTTTGTTTAACGGTATCTCCGTTGCCACCACGATAGCCTCCCCCGCCACTGCTTACAACTTGCGCATATTTATGTTGACCAACAGAAGACACAACGCGGCCATTGGCGGTTGCACCATCTTCTTTAAGAGTAGGTCCGGAACCATCTCTAAAAAGGCCAGCCTCTACTTCACCAGAGATATTTTGACGCCTAATCTCTGAAACGCTTTTTGACATTAAAGAGCTAACTTGTGGAAGAGCAGACTTAGATCCTAAGTATGATTCTGAGTTAGAGGGTCCTACCCATAGTTTTTGAGCTTTATGAACTGTCATGAATCCTCGTTCGTTTCCACATCCCTCTTCTATACGTAACTAATAATATATCAGTTAAAGGGAATTGGTTAAAACTTACGAGGTATAAACCCAGCAATTACCAATGGTTTATGGCGATCTTTGAAATTTGCCTGCTGAATTAAGGGATTATGACTAGTAAACCCTCTCGTAATGATGAACTTATATGCCAGGTATGCATTCAATAAAGCCATAAATCCGTCGTTAGGAGTGCTTCCTTTAACATAATGAATAGTAGGATCCCCGCCCATTCTTGATACGGTGGGTTTAATTTCCATACTACAACAATGATCAATTAACCAAGCAATCTTCTCATAATCTCCAAATGGAAATTTAATTTGACCCTTTTTTAATTGCTCATAAAGTTCGCCAATATAAAAATCTCTTTCAAAAACTATTTCTTTTGGAAATGCATCATCTGAAAATTTAATATGTCCATTCAATTTATTATGAGCACGAGAAACTAAATACTTATCTCCATAAATATTATGTAACATAGCTGAAAAGTCGTTTGAATATCCAATGTCTCCAACGGCCAATTGAACGCTATACTGTCTCATAAGCTGATCAATGATACCCTTTTTACTTTCCATATCATTACGTTTGAACTTAGTTGCAAATTCAATACTTAACAGATTAGGCCCTTTAGCCGATAATACAACTGCCGTACTATAAGACTGGCCTGTAACTCTTATCTTTTCTGGATTAGCTAATTGCTCTAAATCAGCTCTAGCTCCATAGTCGATACCTAATACAACAATCTGAGGGCTTGCCTTATTGATGACTGGCGCAATACGAGCAGAGAACTTACGACCAATATCAGCACATTGGTCTTTAATTTCTTCCGGAGTAATAGGGCTAGAGTCTCCTTGGAAGAATTCTCCTAAAACTTCATTCATGTAAACACGTTCAGTGTTAATTGGATGCTTGCCCGGCATTTCAGCATCGATATCTTCACGCGTAAACATAGGCATGTAAAGCTGGTTAAGATGAAATCCAACCATTAAACAATCTTCGTCGTTAGGGTCTTTAGAGGAAATCCATTTGCCACGTTCAGCAGCGTCTAGTTTGTTTTGTTCATGTGCACAATGTGGACACTTAACAATCATTCCGTAAACCCAAATTGACTTCCACTCATCAGAGCCGGGAGTGTAAAGAGGGAAATGCTTCTCACAATTCTCGCATCCCAAATAGTAAAATTGCTGAGATGAGGACTGCCACATTTTATGGAAGTCAGAACCTTTACGTCTTGGAGTTCCAAAGTAAACTTGAACACCCTTAGATGGTCTACCATACTTGGAGGTAGTTAAAACCTTAAGAGAGTTTCCGATAGCCATGCTAGTCGTTTTCTGAACCTCATCAAAGAAAAGGATATCAGCGGTACGACCCATGATGCGGTCGCCGTCAAGTCCAACAGACTCAACCCACAAATGGTTTCCGCCACTGAACTGTTTGAAATGCAATGAGTCATTTGTAGCAGTAGATTGATCTAGCAGAGCCTGCATGTGAGACTTTGGCTTGGCGCCTGCTTTTTTAACTTCGCCAGTTTCTACCGGCATAGCCGTAGAGATAATTTGGTTAAGTTTGGTTTTAGAATAAGCGGCAGCTAATTCCAATTGAGGGAAAGCGTGGATAACTCTCATCGGTGGCTTCTCGCCAGTACCAAAGAGTCCGCAGCCCATGAAATACATCTCAAGAGCACTGGCCATCGTAGTAGCGCCGACCTGACGTCCCTTGACGATGATTAGCGGCTTTGAATTCGGTTCTAAAGCTTTGACACCGATATAACGATATACCTCTGAAAAAGGTTTATACCCGTTGCCCCTTAGTCTGAATGGTTTGCCATCTAATGTAAGATAGGTCTCCACAAACATCACGGGATCAAGCATTAATAGCTGTTTACGTAATTTGTGAAATAATTCTTTTGATTCTAAATTAATATTACTCATACTGAAATGACGATATATGTATTAATATGACTTCAACAGAAAAACTCAGTCTAAAAACATGTAATAAATGTGGTATAGAATTAATAGAAGATAATTGGAATACTTATGATAAAAAAGTAAGTCGATATACATGTAAATCTTGTCGAAAATTAATAGATAAAAAATACTATTTAAGTACGCCTAATTATGGTAAAAAACAACTGGCCAGATATCGTGGTAGAAAAAGTGCCATTATTGCTTCTTATGGAGATATGTGCGCTCAATGTGGAGAAGATGACTATTATAAATTAACACTTGATCATAAATTTGGAGGCGGAAACGCTCATAGAAAACAAATTTCAAATCATATGTATGAATGGCTATACAATAATCCAGTACAACATGATGGATATCAAATACTCTGTTACAACTGTAATTGTAGTAAAGGAGTCGTGTACAAAGACAAATACGCTCTTCGTGATAAAAAGAAAGTAATGGAAGCTTATGGCAATCAATGCACAAAATGCAAAGAAGATAGAATTGAGCGATTAACTATTGATCATAAAAACAATGACGGCGCTGTTCAGCGCCGTCAACTTAAATGTTTTACTGGAGTAAGAATGTATCGCTGGTTAATCAAACAAAATTTCCCAATGCATTTAGGTTTACAGGTTCTATGCTACAATTGCAATTGCCGTAAACTATCAGATCCAGAAGTTATTGCTTAACGGGAGTTAAAGCAAAGAAAGCATCAGTGTTTGATGGATCAATATCAGCTTCAGAACCAGTATCACGAGAACCTAAATTACCGTAGTCCTGAAATGTTCCAGGATTATCTTTCTTAGCTGATAGATTAAGTCTACTTACCAAAATGATAAGCTTATCATCGTCCCAATCTTTAGAATCGGTTACATCTTTTGAATGGATAGAACGAATCTTATCAATGATGGCTGGCACTGGCAAATTGCCTTTAGTGTCCCTTATGTAATTTTCAATAGTTTTTTTGATCTGAGGCTGTTTAGTTAAAACAATTGGTGTCATTTCAACTTTCTTGTCAATTGCTTGCTGATTATCAGAGGCAATTTTCTTAGAAGTTGGAAGGTTTCCCTCGGAAGATTTATTGATCTTTTCAATATAAGCGGTTAGGCCGCTTCTTTCTTTCATATCCTGAACAGCAGCGTCAACAGAAGGGAATTTTGATTTTCCATTCATGATGGTATTAATCTGTTCAAACAATGAAGAGTCTTGTTTCTTGGTTTGGACAGCATCCTTCATTAGACTCTTTTCGAATCTGTGAAGCCAGCTATCTTCATCAATTGGCGAATCGGATTGTCTTGACACAACCGATGAATGTCTGTTGTACTTTGACATGATTATCCTTTGTAGTTCGCGGCCCAATCCATACCATTAGTATCAGAAACTTCTAATTGCTCATCTGGCATGAAGCCTCTATCTTGACGAACGGAGTAACCCATGTCAGCTAGTAGCTGCATAACTTCAGCTTGTTCACGGTCATTAAGCTTGTAGAACTTAACTTGTCTCTCATACAAATCTTCGATATCATGTCCTGCGGAAACCATTCCGTTAACACAGACTCTTGCGATTCTTGAAATCAATAGAGGAACGGTTACAAGAACACCACTAACACCAGTAATTTTTTGAGCTTCCTTTTGGAAACCTTCATTCAATTCGTAGCCCTTCTTCTTGCGGCTCTTCTTCTTGGTGCTCTTAACTTTATCAAGACGGTCGTGCAAACGCTCAATACCATTATCGATGATAGCTCTAGTCTTCTCAATTTGGTTGGCATCTAGTTCACCATCCAAGTCCATTCTCATGGCCTTAGAAACTTCATTATCTAATCTCTCTAGGTAGGCAACAGCTCTCTCAAGACCTGCGGTGTCGTAACCGGAGTGCTTTGGAACATCATCACAACGCTCTTTGACCCAAGCAATGAATCCGGTTGGACCACGCTTTGACCAATCCCATTTTTCATTCTTTGCAGCCTTGGCTGGGTCTTCGTCTTGGGCCTCGCCCTTATCTTCCTTAGGCTCATCTTCATGAACTTCTAAAATTGGCTCTGGGTCCTTGGTGCCTGGTGGGGCGCCCGGTAACTCCATAACAATTTCAATTTCTTCTGGCTGGCCATGATCGTGCTCACCAACCTCAAGAGGTTCAAAAGACTCAACAGTTGCAGGGTGTTCGGGATGTGGGTCTTCGACTTCCAATGGAACCAATTGCATTCCTGCATCACCCATTGGAAAATCCTGAGCAGGATCTACCACGATTAATTCTTGTGCTGTTGATTGTAGTGACATTTTAGGACCTCTGGAGTGATTTTTCACATATCTATGTAATTATATGTAGCAATATCCGTTGTTTTAAATATTCCATTTATCTTCATACATAGTACTTTCCGGACCTAAAGTACCATATTCTGGATTCATTTGAGTAGGTTCAATGTCTTCCTCTTCGGAATGATTAAAGCCATCTGGTAATCCATTTTGTTCAGTTTTAGCTTCATGAGC